TCGTCGTCGACACGCCAGATGATCCCGACGCACGTCATCGACGAGGCGCGTGGCAAACATCTGCGCAAGAGCGAGTACGAGTTTGCCCCGGTGATCCTGACCTGTGACCCCGCATGGACGGGAGCCGACGATCTGGTGATCGCGAAACGGCAGGGGCTGCACTTCGAGATATTGGACGTGATCCCGAAGAACGACAACGACATCTTCATCGCCACAAAGCTTGCGCGGTACGAAGACAAGTTCGACGCCGACGCGGTGTTCGTGGATCTCGGCTACGGCACAGGGATTGTCAGCGCTGGGCGTACGTGGGGGCGCAGCTGGGAGCTGATCCCCTTTGGCGCGAAGTCAGCCGAGCCCGGTTTTGCCGACATGCGCGCCTACATGTACGATCAAGGGCAGACGTGGCTCGAAGAGGGCGGCGCGATACCGGATGACCCTGACTTCTACGAAGAGCTCATATCCATCGAAACACTGCCGGACAACAACGGCATCGTGCGGCTGAAGAGCAAAGAGCAGATGAAAAAGGACGGCATACCGTCGCCTAACCGCAGCGACGCATGGGTGTTATCGTTTGCACGACCGGTGTCGAAGAAGCGGTCGAAGCAGGTGGACGGCGAGCCCTACCGCAGTGCCGTGCTACAGGCGAGCAATCGATACATGAACAGCGACGGAGAGTACGACACAGGCGCGTGACAAAGCGCACGTGCGGTGGTAATGGGGCGACGACGACAAAGGAAACGCGAGATGTGCAAAGCAAATACACCGACGTACACACCACCGCCGAAGTACGCGCGACCGCAAGAGCCGGACAACGCGGCGCTGTATGACGAGGCGGTGAACCGGGCGGCGATGCGCGGCGGCGGCAAGCGGCGCAGCACGATCCTGTCGGGGCTGTCCGGGGCGACCACGCCACCCGTACTTGGGCGGGCGGGGCAACAGCAACAACCGGCGACGGTGCTAGGGTGAGATCATGAGCAGTGAACAGCTGAAACAATTGAACGCCGTCGGGACCAACCTGAAGGAACTGCGCACGCCGTTCGACCCGCACTTCCGAGAGCTCGGAGAGTTTTTCATGCCCCGCCGTTCGCGGTTTTCGCACGGGCAAGATCACAAATCTCAAGAGCGTGTGAACCGCAAGATCATCAACCCACGGCCACGACTGGCACTACGCACGATGCAGTCCGGCGTGCACGCGGGCATCACCAGCCCGGCGCGTCCGTGGTTTCGCCTGATCACGGCGGATCCTGACCTGCGGGAGTACGGCCCGGTGAAGGAGCACTTACACTCTGCGCAGCGCGAGATGCGGCAAATTCTGCAAGCGTCCGGCATGTACACCATGCTGCACGTGCTGTGGGGCGACTTAGGGCTGTTCGGCTACGATGGCGCGATCATCGAAGACGACGAAGAGAACAAGCTGCACGGGCAGCCGCTGGTGCCCGGCGAATACTGGATCAGTGCGAACGCACGCGGGATGGTGGACACACTGCATCGTGAGTACCGTATGACCGTCAAGCAGATCGTCGGGAAGTTTGTGTTCAAAAACGACCCGCGCGGAACGCCTGACTGGTCGACAGTGAGCAACACAATCCAGAACATGTGGGACAACAACAACTACGCCGAGAAGATACCCGTGCGGCATTTGATCATGCCGCGCGCCGAGCGGGACGCCCGGTCGAAACTGGCGGCGGACAAGCGCTTTATGTCGACGTACTGGGAAGAGGCGGCGAGCGACAAAGTGCTCGGCGACCTTGGCTACGATCAGAACCCGATCCTTGCGTCGCGCTGGGATGTCGAAGGCACCAACACGTATGGCTCGAGCCCTGCGATGGACGCGCTGCCGGACGCCAAAGAGCTGCAGCGCAAAGAGCGCGACAAGGCCGAGGCGATCCGCCGGATGAACCGACCGCCTATGAACGCACCGGTTGAGATGCGGAACAGTCCGTTCTCGCTCATGCCTGAAGCGGTCAACTACATGGCGGACCCGAGCAAAGGGATGGTCCCCGCGTATCAGGTCACACCACCGATCACAGAGCTGCGCAGCGATATCGAGGACAGCGAAATGCGGATCGACGAGGCGATGTACGCAAACCTGTTTCTCATGATGGCGCGCATGGATCGACGCCAGATCACGGCACGCGAGGTCGACGAGCGGCACGAAGAGAAGCTGCTAGGTCTTGGCCCGGTGCTGGAACGTCAGCACAAGGAGAAATTGGCGGTCTTGCTGAAACGCGTGTATGCGAAGGCGGTCGACGGCGGGAACGTCGCGCCACTGCCGCCCGAGATGGCAGACATGCCGGTTACCGTTGACTACATTTCGACGCTCGGACAAGCGATGAAGGCTGTCGCCACGGGTGGTATGGAACGGCTGTACGGTTTCGCGGGCAACCTTGCAGCGATCGACGGATCTGTGATGGACAATTTCGACAACGATATCGCGGTCGACGAATACGCCGACATGGTCGGCGTTCCGGGCAATGTCATCCGTACGAAGGATAAAGTCGCGGAGCTACGTGAACAGCGCGCCGAACAGGTACAGCAACAGCGCCAAGCCGATCAGACGCAGCAGGCGGTCGAAACCGCTGGCGCCGGGGCACAGGCGGCCAAGGTGCTATCCGAGGCTAGCGGCGACCCACGGTCGCGCAGCGGCGACATCCTCAGCACGTTGGGGTTGACACGTTGACGCAGGGGCGACGAACAGGTAAGAGACACGTATGGCAGACGGCATGAACAGAGCGCAACGACGCGCGAAGCAGCAGATGGACAACGACGTGCGCGCCGTGCTTGCGCACGCGCCTTCGTTGCGTTTCCTCTGTCGCATACTGGACGAGTGCCGATACTACGAAGACCCTTTCGCCGGGAACAGCAACACGACGTTCAAAAACATCGGCGAACAGGAAGCGGGGCGGAAGATCGTACGAGCGCTGCAAAGCGCTGATCCTGACGCCCTTATGGTCTTGCTCGGAACGGCAAGCAAACACCGAGCCCGAGCAGGGGCCGACAATGAGGATCTAAGTGATGAAGATTAACGCAATGTCACTCACCACCTCCACGCCACTATGGGCGGCCTCTGACGAGGGCGCGACCGGCGGCGATGCGACAGACGATACAGGCACGGATACGTCCGGTGACGAAGGGGAAACTCAGACCACCGAGACCGTACTAGGCGCGGGAGACGCGGGCGGCACGCCCGGCGACACGACCGTTCTAGGCGACGAGGCTGGCAAGAGCGACGACGATGACGATAAGTCTGACACTGATGGCGAAACTGCGCCCGAGGACGAAGTTCCTGAAGACGGTGCGTATGATTTCAATCTGCCGGAAGGTGTCGAGCTGGATGACGATGCAAAGGCCAAATGGTCTGAGCAGTTCAAAGATCTCGGCCTCACCCGAGGCCAAGCCGACAAGTTGGTACAAGCTCAGGCCGCGCAAGTGGCACAGGAGCAGAAGGCGTATGCTGATTTCATCGCGAAACAGCAGACCGATCACCTTGACGCTGCGAAGAGCGACAGCGACATCGGGGGCGACAAGTGGGGCGAAAGTCAGCGCTTGGCGAACTTGGGTCTTAAAACGCTCGGCGGCGACGCGCTGAAAAACTTGATCCTGACATCTGGCAACGGCAACAACCCCGAGATCATCCGCGAATTGCGGCGGGTCGGAGAGATGGTAGCCGACGACAAATTCGAAAACGGATCGTCGCATGAGGCGCCCGTGACCAAAGAAAACTCTTGGTACGGCGGTACAACCCCAGACACAAAGAAAGGTTAACAAATGGCAACTCTTGGGCAAACGTATCTGACGCTGGCGGACCTTCGTCGGCAACAGAACAAAGACGACACGATCGCGGACATTATCGAGATTTTGAGCGAAGAGCTCCCTATGCTTGGCGATGGGCCGACTATCGAATGTAACTCTGGCGATGAGCATCTGACCACGATCCGCGCCGGGCTGCCGACACCGACGTGGCGCAAGCTGTATCAGGGTGTCCAACCAACCAAAGGCACCACCGCGCAAGTCAAAGACAGCACGGGCTACCTTGAAGACTGGTCTGAAGTCGACGCCAAGCTGGTCGAAAAGTCGAAGAACCCGCAGAAGTTCCGCATGAACGAAGCGACGTCCCACATCCAAGGGATTGCGCAAGAAGTCGGCGCGACGGTTATCTACGGCGACACCGACACCGACCCGGAAAAGTTCTTGGGTTTGGAGCCGCGCTACAACTCGCTGACAGCGGCGAACGGCAACCAAATCGTGGATGGTCTTGGGACGGGTTCCGACAATACGTCGATCTGGTTCGTCGGCTGGGGCGAAGGCGGTACGCACTTCCTGTATCCAGAAGGCTCTCAGGCCGGTCTGAAGCGCGAAGACAAAGGACCGCAGACCAAAGAAATGTCAGACGGCTCGCTGTACGATGTGTACCGCGAAAAGTTCTGCCAAGACATTGGTATGTCGGTTCGTGACTGGCGCGTCAACGCGCGGATCGCGAACATCGACGTCAGTGACCTGACGAACGACGCGGCGACCGGCGCAGATCTGCTCGACCTGATGGTGACGGCGTACTACCGTCTGGACAACCCCGGGCGCACAGGCGTGAACACCGTGATCTACACTTCGCGTACGATCGCAGAGTTCCTGCACAAGCAGGCCATGAACAAATCCAACGTGCAGCTGTCGCTGTCCGAAGTTGAAGGCAAGCCTATCGTCAAGTTCTTGGGGCACACGATCCGCCGCATGGACAGCATCCTCGAAACCGAGGCACGCGTCGTCTAACCGATGACCGCATAGCGCGCGCGGAATGACCCGCGCGTGCGACACACGTTAAGAACAAGGAATGAAGAAATGATCTTCGACGCACAGAGCCTGTTCTCGGACGCCCAAGCGATCACCGCTGACGCAGCGTCCACGAACATCATCGACTTCGGCGCTCCGGGCACGCCGAAACACGCAGCTGCAGCGATCACGCAAGACATCGGACGGGGACGCCCTGTCCCGGTTCGCGTCCAAGTGGTCGCATCGTTCAACACGCTGACCTCGCTGAACGTCATTGTCGAAGTCGACAACGACGTCGCGTTCGGCTCGGCGACGGCTGTAATGACCATCAACGTACCGTTGGCCTCGCTGGTCGCGGGCTACGTTCTGCCGGTGTCGTACCTGCCGCGCGGCATCAACGAGCGCTATATGCGCGTACGCTATGACGTCGTCGGCACGGACCCTACCACGGGTGCGATCACTGCCGGTCTGGTCTTCGGCAACGAAGAGTGGAGCGCATAAGATGGATGTCGTCGCGCTGCACAAAGGCAAGTTTGGTCGTATGCGTTCGCGCGGCGATACTTTCACCATCGACAACAAGCAGCAGTTTAGCAAACGGTGGATGGCAAAGGCCGGGACACCCGAGGCAAAAGCTGCCCAGCTTGACGCGCGAGACGGGAAGACGCTGACAGCGGCACAGATCGAGGCGGAAATGGCCGAAGCACTGGGGAAGGCGAAGTCGCCGACCGCAGCGCTGAAAGCGAAAGACGCACGCATCGCCGAGCTGGAAGCGACAATTGCTAAGCTGGAAGCAGCACTTGCGGAAGCAGCTGAGCAAGCACCTGCGGAAGCAGCTGCGGAAGCACCTGCGGAAGCAGCTGCGGAAGCACCTGCGGAAGCAGCTGCGCCAACACGGCGTAGCCGCCGCGCTTAAAACGTGGTAGCACGACACAGGCGCGAAGCAGCCCCGAGCGCCAAGCGTTCGGGGCTTGTTACATTTAACGGAGAGTGACATGGCTGTTTCGACAAAAACTGACATCTGCAATCTGGCGCTCGATCACCTCGGGAAACCGCCGATCACTGACATCACCGAAGGAAGCAGAGAGGCGCAGACGTGCCTGCGGCAGTATGATGTCGCACGGCGGATGTGTCTGGCTCGGAGCCCGTGGACCTTCGCGCGGAAACTGCGCACGATGTCACTGCTCGACGAAAACGAGCTGTCGGATATCTGGGCGTACCGATATGACCTGCCGGATGATATGCAGCATATGCACCGGCTGGTGGAGCCGGGGCGCGTGGCGATAGAAAACTCCGCGCCAGTCCCGTCGTATATCGAGAGTGGAAGCGTTTACGCAAACGTCGAAGCGGCGAAGGTGCTGTACACGTGGGACAGCGTCGATACCCGGACATGGTCCGCGCTATTCGACGACGTGGTCGCGCTGTTCCTCGCGATGCGGTTATCGCCGGGGATGACACGACGGAAAAGCGACACGACCGTGCTGCAGGACATGTACCGCGTGGCGTTGAACGAGGCGATCGAAGCAGACGCTCAGCAAGAGCCAAGCACGTACACCTTCTACGGCGACGGATATATCGACGCGCGGGGCGGCGCAACGTACGGTCTACCGCAGACCGACGGCTCGAAGATTTGGAGCTAATAGATGTCAAAGATCACGCAGGGCGCGTTTAACGCCGGGATACTCTCCGAGGGCATGTACGCACGGAGCGACACTGAGAAGTACCAGAAAGGTCTTCGCGACGCAGTCAACTTGCTGGTGCTGCCGCAGGGCGGGGTCGCGAACCGGGCGGGCTTCGAAGCGGTGACACGTTTCGACACAAGCGGCGTCTCACGCCAGTGGCTTATACCGTTCGAGTTCAACACCACGCAGACCTACCAGTTAGAGTTCACGGATGACGTGTTCCACGTGATCAGCGACGGCGCGTATGTTCTCGACACAGCTGTCGGTGAGCTACCGCTGGCCGGGGTATCGGCGGCGACAGTGGCGACGCTGACGATGGACAACGCGACTGACGCAGCAGAGCTGACCGCGGGTGATCTGATCTACGTGACGGATACCGACGGCAACCACAAGCTGCACGACACGGTTTTACGTGTGACAGGTGTGGCCTCTGAAGTCATATCTTTTGTCACGTACGACGGGCAGACGATCGACACGGTCGCCGTGGAGTGGGGGTCTGTCGGCGTGACAGCTACCGTCCAAAAAGTGTATGCTAAGACGCACACGCTCACAAACTTCGACGAGCTGCGGTTCGCGCAAGATGCTGATACATTGTACATCACACACCCGTCACACCCGCCGTCAAAAATTGGGCGCGTGGATCACGATGACTGGACGTTTGCGAACGTAGCGTTCGGCTGCGTGATCGGGCAGCCCGCGGTAGCGTCGGTCAGCGTTACAGGGGCGACAGCGGCAGACCCTGTCGTGCTCACCGCAGTGGCGCACGGGCTTGCCGAGGGGGACGCGTTCTCGATCGCGGGCGTCGCTGGGATGGTGGAGCTGAACGACGAGCTTTACATTGCCGGGACGGTGACCGCTGACACGATCGCGCTGAAGGACAAAGACGGCGACGATGTCGACGGGACAGCATACGTGGCCTACACGAGCGGCGGGACGATCACATCACCGGGCGCGTCGTCGAAGCGAGGCACCGATGTCGATCTGGCGGACCTGACGACGTATAAATACGCAGTAGCCGCGATCAACGGAGACACAGAGGAAGAAGGCGTACCGACCGCGCTGTTCGAGGTCGAGAACGATCTCTATTTTCAAGGCAGCGTGAACTATCTCGGATGGCGCGCGACCGCCGACGCGACACGCTACGCCGTGTATCGCACGTCGGCGGGGTCTTTGGCGTACGTTGGGACGACGACGGGGACCACGTTCACGGACGAGAACATCACACCGGACACGGCGACTGGGCCACAGCTGGCACGCAACCCTTTCGGGGCGGTTGGCGAATACCCGTCGGTCGTGTCGTTCTACGAGCAAAGACTGGCGTACGGGGCGACGACAAACGATCCGCAGCTGGTCGAGATGTCCCGGGTCGGTAACCTCGAAAATTTCAACGGGGCGTACCCGTCCCTGCCGGACGATGCGTTCCGTTTCCGTATCCGCGATAGCCGTGTGAACGAGGTCAGGGCATTCGCGCCGAGCAGCAGTTTCGCGATCCTGACAAGCGGCGGTGAGTGGGAGATCGCAGGACAGGGCGACGGAGAGTACGTCCGCCCCGATAAGAGACGCCTGTCGCCTTTCTCGAACTATGGCTCGGCGAAGCTGCCACCGCTATTCACGGGGGTAGTCGTGCTATTTGTGGAACCGTCCGGAAACGTTGTTCGCGAGTACCGACCGAACGACCCGGCGACCCCACCGCAGGATCTGACGATCATCGGCGCCGATCTGCTGGAAAACCGGCGGATCGTCTCATGGGCCTACGCGGCAGCGCCGGGCAAAATTATCTGGTGCGTGCTGGACAATGGCACGTTGCTGACGCTGACGTACATGCCAGAGCATGACGTCTGGGGATGGACGAGACACCAAGTTGGGGGGACAAACGCGCTGGTCCGGCAAGTCAGCGTTAGCCGTGAGGACGCACGCGACGTGCCTTACATCGTGGTCACTCGTACGATCGACGGGCGAGAAGTGACACTTGTCGAACGTCAGCGTGCACGCGAGGACACCGTGGTGCAGAATGCGTACTTCATGGACGGCGGCGTCAAAAAGACGTACACGTCACCGGTCAGCGAGACGGCGGGTTTGCTCCACTTGCGCGGCGAAACGGTGACGGCGTTGCTGGATGGCGACGTGGTCGAGAATTTGACTGTGGATACGACAGGCACAGTGACTTTCGGCGATCGTGAAGTGAGCGAAGCCAGCGTTGGGCTGTCGTATGAAAGTCTGCTGCAAACACTGGATGTCCGCATGGATGTGAAAACGTTGGGGTCATCTGAGGGGCGGTACAAGTCAACGTCTGAAGTCGCGATCAAACTGAAACGCTCACGAGGCGTCGAGGCAGGCGTCAGTCTGGCGCGGATGAACGAGATCAAGGAATGGAACGCCGGGCTGGTCGGCGGCCCGCTCCCGTTGCTGACGCACACACCGAACATTACAGTGGAAGGGGACTGGCTGATCGACGCCACGGTGTTCGTACGGCAACGCCACCCTCTGCCGATGACAGTGCTCGCGGTGACGCCGGACTGGGAGATGGGCGAGTGATCCGCATCGAACACCTCACGGAGTACACGACAGCGGCGCATTTCGTCGCGGACCAAATGCGTAAGGAGGACCGCGACGAACTGTGGATACTGGGGCGGACACTGCCGTCTGACGCTATCGAAACGTCGATCAGGGTGTCGAACGAAGCGTACATCGTGTACGTGAGCGAAAAACCTGCCGCAGTTTTCGGCGCGAGTATCCCGGTACTAGGAGACGTCGGCGTTCCTTGGTTTCTCGGGACGCGCGCGGTCGACGACCACGCGACCGAGTACATGCGAAAGGGGCGTGAATTTACCGCGCACCTGCTAACGCAGTGTGAGCGGCTCGAGAACATTGCGCTGAAAAGCAACCGGCGCACGCTGGTCTTTCTATCGCGCATGGGATTTGTTATAGGTCAGGCATTCAGAACGGCAACAGGGGCCGAAGCGGTCCGTTTCACGATGGAAAGGCAAGCGCATGTGTGATCCAGTCACGATCATGGCGATCGGCACGGCGGCCAGCACGCTCGGCACAATGCAGTCAGCATCGGCGGCGTCGGCGAATGCGAAGTTCCAGCAGAAGATCGCGATGGACAACGCGAACCGCACCAGCGAACAGATGCGCGACGCAGCTGAACGAGGGGCGGACGAAGAACAGCAAGTGATGGCTGAAGGTGCGCGCACGGTATCGAACGCACGCGGCGCACTGGCGTCCAACAACATGGACCTGACTTTCGGCTCACCGCTTGACGCGATCCTGCACTCGAGCATGGAAGTCGAACGCGACGCGTACCGCACACGACGGAACACCTCGTATGAGATCCGCGATCTCCAAACACAGCGCACAAACTACCTTAACAATGCGTCCGCGCGCGGAGCTGAAGCCAGCAACGCGGCGTCGTCCGGTTTCATCGCCGGAGTAGGCACAGCGATGTCCGGGGCGGCGGACATCTACCGCTACAAAGCGTCGATCGAATAGGGGAAAAACATGGCAACCGTCGAAGAGTATCGCCGCAATACGCAGCTCCGCCCCAGCAACCAGAAAGAGATACGCGTCGGCACGTCTGACGCGACTTTTGGCGCGGGGGTCGGCCAAGCAGTCGCGGGCGCGGGCGAGGTGGCGTTCAAAATTGCCGACGCGATCGATTATAAGCAACAGCTGGAAGGGGACGCGAAGGCGCGCGAAGCGTTCAACGCCTACCGGTACGGGCAACGCGAAGAGATGCGGGCACCGGAAAAAGGCTTTTTGAACCGGACGGGCAGCAACGCGCAAGGTATCCAGCAGACGGCGGAAGAACGTTTACGCAGCCTGCGCGAGCGTCACGCGGAGGGGCTCGACCCGCGCGCGCTGCAGAAATACAACGACATGGTAGACGGGCTGCAAGATCAGGCGCACACCAGCATACTCGCGCACACGTCGAACGAGAGCCGCAACTACATCGTCAACCAGCGCCAATCGACGGTTGACGGGTATATCGAAGAGGCGGCGTCGAACTGGCACGACCAAGATCTGTTTGACGAAAACCTCGGTCTGGCGTTGCAGGAGCAAACACAATTGGCGAACCTGCAAGGTTGGGACGCAGCGACACAGAAGCAGGCCGCCGAAGACATGATATCGAAAACGTTCCGCAATCGCATTGTGATGGCGTCGAGCGAAGACCCCGAAGCGGCGCAGGAGCTGCTTGAGAACTCGCGCGATATGCTGAGCGCGGAAGACGAGCACGCCCTCGATACGGGGCTCGAAGGTCTTGTCATCGAGGCGAAAGCAGAGAAATTTACGCAAGGCTTTATCCGACGCGGTTCGGCGGTGGCGGTGGCCAGCGGCGACACACGCTATGTGCGTAACGACGCGTTTGACCGACCTGACGACGGGGTCGAGACGCTGTTCCGTATGACCGCGTCACGACCGAACCGACCGAACCAAGAGATCATCGACGTAGTCACGACGGCGGTCGAACGCACGTTCGGCGCAGGCTCGCGCGTCGTCGTCACTTCTGGGACCGAGCACGTAGGAGATCAGCACGGGGCAGAGCGGCACCAAACAGGGATGGCGGTGGACGTCGCGGTCTTCCGGCCAGACGGGTCGCAGGTACTAGCCGGAGACGAAGACGGGAAACAATTTGCACGCGAGAGCGTAGTCTCGGGGGCGCTCGGCGTCGGTTTCGGTGAAGGGTACATGGGCGGCAAACACTTCCATATCGACAGCATACTGCCGAACCCGGCCAAAGGTGAGGCGCACACGTGGGGAACACAAGGGGCGGCCATGCGGCCCGAGCTGGTGGCGCTGATGGACCGAGGCGCGGCGCTGGTGCTACAAGACAGCGCGCAGGCCAACACCATCGTCAACCGACAAATCATTTCGAAGCTAGGCGATGTGGAAGGTAAGGCGGTCATCGCGGCGGCGGAGATGTCGCCGTCTATCCCGGCGGACGTCGCGCTGTCGGCTGAAGTTATGGCGGCCAACCCGAAATTTGCCGGGATGACCGTCGGCGAAGTGTACGACAGCATCGCGACTGCGATCGGCGACGATCCTGCGTCACGTATGGGCCGCAGCTATTTCGACGCCCAGCGCGCGTACGAGGCGGCGCTCGACATCGAAGATCCGAAGCTACGCAAGCAGGTGCTGGACAACATCAACACGATGACCGCGATGCAGGACAACGCGCGACGCGAAGGGCGACGCGAGGCAGCTGATGAAGCGTGGGATAACTTCGTCACGACGGGAGACACCAATGTCCCGCTCGAAACTCGGCAACGGATGGGCCAAGGGGGCTGGGCGGCTTTCCAAAGCGCTGTCAAAGGCTATGAGCAAGGCGAGCTCACGACGGACCCGGACACGTGGGAGATATTGACGCGGATGTCGTCGTCGAACCGTCGCGAATTTGCAAACCTGCTTTTGTCGGGGCACCGTAAAAACTTGACGCGGGCCGACTACGAACGGTTCGTCGTGCTGCAGGAAGCCGCGAAAGCTGATCTGCGGGGAGAGAAGCGGGACATCGAAGACGGGCGCGTCAACATAGATTTTGGCAAAGCGGACAAATACGCTGCAGTGGTGTACGAAGCGAATGCAGCGCCGATCGTGTCGTCTTTGACTGAAGAACAGCAGAAACAGCATCGTCTGCGCTACCGAAAAGATGTCGCGCGCTTGGTCGAGGACTTTTATGACAGGGAACAGCGCGAGCCGAACGAGCGCGAGGTGATCGAAATGGCGGCTGTTATGGCGCTACCGATCAGTTACGTGCAGCCGGGCGCGGGGCTACTCGCGGGCGGGTTTGACGGCTTGAACGCTGACGCGGTAGGAACGCTGTCCGACGCGTCGATGCGCGCGACCGGTACCGATTTCACGATCGAGGTAGATTACAACGATATACCGCTGTCTGATCGCCAACGAATTGCGCGGCAGCTTATGGCGGCGACAAACGGCGAGGTACCGAGCCCCGACGATATTGTCGAAACCTACGAGCAGCAGCTACTGATCAGCGTCGGGCTACCACCAAACATCGACATCGAAGCGGTACCCGCGCGGTTGATTGAGATCGAGAAGGCTGATAACCCTGACGTATCAGATGACGAGATAGTGGAGAAGTATCAACTTTTCTTGATGTCTCAGTAACCGAGGCGCACGCATGACCGATGAAACTGAACGCTATCTCACGTGGCGCGAAACCAACAAGCAGCCGCGCGACGACGCGCGGGTGGCGCCGCCGCAGTTGGCGCTGACGCAGGATGCGTACCAGAAATGGCGCGACCAGCAACAGAAGGTAGCGACGGACAGAGCGTCACTTTTGCTTGATCACGCAGGCTCGCAGGCAGACGCAGGAGCTGGGGTCATTCGCGCGGGCGAAGCTCAGGCGCAGGGGCTGAGCATACCTCCCGACGTACTGACAGATGCGACGTCCGAGCTTTCGCGTAAAATCGAAAGTCAGACGCGCCGCGCGCTGTTGGCGCGCTCGTCCCGGTTGTCGGACTGGATCGTTAAAGACCCGATAAACGCGGCGCTTGCGCAGTCAGAGCTTCGAAATTTGTCCGGCGTCGAGGGGCTCGTGCAGTCAGCCCACCGCCGCGCAGATCAAATAGTGACAGGGACGTGGAACCGCCTTCGCGTAGTTAGCGCCGAGAATGATCTCGAACATCTGCAGACGATGCGCGCGGACACCGACCGATCGCTTGGGTCGATCGTGGAAGATGTCAAAAGCGAGATAGACCTCGACAACACGGACCCGAACATCGGTCTGACCATAACCAAGACATACGCGAAGGCGCTGGGCCGCTATTTGACGTCGCGCCTCAATATCGTAGACGATGACAGGCTCGACGAGTATGAGAAAACACTGGTCGAAAAACTTGACAGCGCGCTGCAAAAAGCGGCGACAAACAGCGAGCGCGTTGCGCAGTCGTACGGGAGTTCCGCCACGGTAGCGCACGCTCAACAAGTGCTGGCGGACATCGGCGAGCTTGAAGGCATGGGCGAGCAGGTGGCGGCGCTGGGCGCGTTCATCGCGGACGAGCCGGGTGTGTTCACGGAATGGCTGGCGAATGTCGTCGTCGAGAGCGCGCCGGGACTGGTCGTAGGTTCTGCGGTGACGCTGGCAACACGCAGGCCTAGCGCGGGCGCGGCCGCGATGGGGTTGGTGTCGGGAGCGACAGGCGAGGCGATGACCTTCGACAAGCTGGTCCGCGACGCCGGGTATGACATGACGGACCCGGTGCAGCGTGCGCAAATTGTGAGCGACCCGATATTCAGACGCCAGATGCGCGACCGTGCGTTCGCGTACGGCGCGGTGGTCGGCCTGATGGACGCGGCGTCGGGCGGCGTAGCGAGCCGGACTATGGTCGGCAATGCGGCGGGCGAGATGGTACTTCAGGCGATTACGCAAGGGGTTATGGGCGGCAGCGGCGAAGCGCTGGCGTCGCTGGCGTCGGGGCAAGACATCAACATGGTTGAGGTTCTGGTCGAGGTGCTCGCGGAGGTCGCGACCGGCCCACTCGAAGTGGTGGGCGTTGGCGGGCGCTACCTGAGCGAACGCCGGGGCGTAGAGCAGGACAGGCGATTTTTCGACGCGCTCGGTCGGTCTGCCGAAGAAAGTGGGCTGAGAAAGAAAGTCCCGGCTAAATACCGCGAGGCGATCGACAGTCTCACCAAAGACGGCCCGGTTGAGACACTGTACGTCGACGCGCAGGCGCTGGACGAGTTGTTCCAGAGTGACCCCGAGGGGGTGTCTGCGGTCGACTTCCTGACAGCCGTG